ACACGTAACGATTCAAGATTAGAAGTGTAATCTGTATCGCAGCGCGGACATTGTAGATTGCATCCATAGAGACGAATAAATACCGCAGGTGTTCCACAGAGCGGACCTTCAAATTGTACAGAGGCGAAGATCTCCATGACATAAAGATTACCTTCTGGGTGCATGAAGGCCTTAACTGGTCGTTGCTTATTCATTTCGGGCTCACTGTAGTAGAAGCGCTTTACGTTATCGCCCAACGGGTTCACCTGCTTGCTAGTCTTTTCCTTGACTCTTTATATTGGTAGCAGTTTCAATCTGAAACTTGGAAAGACGCGGTCATCGTTTCAGCAACCCTCTACTATATCCCGGCTCTCGTGTTGCACCATGGCTGGCCACACTCGCAGGGAAGCGTCTATGAGTCATAATCTTATTCAGCCTGGGCTTCTTTGGCAACAGGTGCAGCCTTCGGCTTGCCAAGATAAACACACCACTTTCCATACTGCGTCATGGCGGTAGCTTTGTTGATGCCGGCGTTGACGCAAGCTTCGATGACTTCCTTGCGGGTCGCCCATTCCTTCTTCTCATTTGAGAGCTTGGAGGCGATGTCCCATACCCTGCGACAGGTTGTTCCTTCGCCAGGTCTGGTTACACCGTTCTTAGAATCCTTGGGGGCCTTTTCGACGGCAGGTTTGGCGGCTTCTTCAGCGGGGGCTTCGGCTTTGTTCTTAGCCATGATGTTTGCTCCTTATGTGGATTAACTCCACGGGTTTGAGGATGTTACGCTTGAGTCATCCGTCGGCTCGGGTGAGTCAAAACCGTTTGACTTAATAGAATTGTCTGTGATAGTTTGGTCATTGTCACTAGTGTCTTCTTTATTATTTAGATTACCTTTTTGATTACTTAGCAACCATTTTCCAAATTGGACTTGTGCTGTAGCTGGATTGATATTCTGAGAAGTACACCTAACAATTACTTCTTTCTTAAGACTACGAAGTTCTTGGTTAGGATATAGGAGTCTCACTTCATCAGCGATTGCCCATACATTACCTGTTGCTGTGCCTGCCTTTGGTCTGCCAGGAATCCCGCCGTTCTGCCCTTGTGTGACACGACCGCCCCCTTGCCTTTGTGAGGACATTGCCCTTGCCCCACCACCCCGTGTGCCTTGTTTTACGGGGTATTGGATTTCCGGAACATCCTTCGGATTAAGCGGTATCATATCTTGTGCTAGCTTACTACAAATAGCACACATAGTAGCATAATCAAGGTCACCACAATCAGTCCCCACGGTATTCCAGTGGAGAGTCCGAAGGTCATTCTTCTCGAATGAAGAAAAGGTATGGGATCGTTCGAGTGGTCCAATAATGATGGACTCAACTGGGATTCCAACTTCTCTTCCATATCCATAGACTGTTGCATAGCTTCCTGTTCCGATAAAGGTAAGCTTGCGCTTATCAATTCCGACCCAGCGAGTTGAATTTGTAGTCTTTTCATGCTCCTGTGGGAGCGGGTTGTGATGTTCACCAAAGATCTCCCCAGTAGGATCGGATGGATGTCTTCCGCGAAGAACATTTATCACAGAAGGTTCGTCAGGTTTGGTGGTCATGTCTTACTCCTAGAAAGGAAGTTCCAATTCCCAATGATGGCATCCATGAACAATTACATCCGGAGGAGGATTGCCATACTCTTTACACTTTAGATCTTTCTTGCACCAGGTCATGCAGTTGATGCAAGAGTGCCAGACCTGTTCCTTTAAGCAAAGCTTTTGAAACTTGATCGTTTGATCGTTCTGGTTGTAGTTTGGGTAGCGCATCATGCTGCCTCATGCAAACAGTACTGGTCAATCTTTGAATACTTCTCTCCATACTTAACACGAATAGAAGAGCAGGTTTTTAACTCTCCAAGCCTAGACAATGCTTCTTCTACAGTCTTTGGCACAGGAGTTAAACTTCTCTTAGCCCACCACTTCTCAGCTGTATGGCGAGGATATCCATTGTGTTCAAAACAAACCCATTCTCTAAACGCTTTCAGATTACAATGATAAGTAACTAGCATTGATTTCTTTTCTTTCATATGTAGAGAATAGATAACACGATCAACTATATATTCTTTTAACTCAGATTCGTTATTGGTTTTTACTAGAACATCTGTTCCAGATGTTGCTTTAATCTTTTGACTGATTGGAAATATATTACCACAATGGGGACAAACTTTCAAGCTTGCATGGACATAGGTGTTACATTTATCGCAGAGCCGAACTGGTGCAATAGCCTCGCCGACACCTTTCTTTCCAGTAGGTATGACTGGGTCGTTGATTGGACCAAGCCTCTTGGTGTTTCCGGCGAAGTCGAGGACGAGACAGTCGGGCTTTCCAGAAGCAGCAATAGCAGCCAGGCGCCCTTCTTTTGTTAAGAGATCATATCCAGGTGCATACAATGGACGGTCTCCCCGGCCGAGCATCTGAACCCACAGCCCAGCAGACTTAGTAGCGCGAACGACCGCAATAAGATCCAGAGCGTCGAAATCGTAACCAGTAGTAAGCAAACCAAAAACGACCAATGCTCTAATCTTTCCTGATTCAAAATCCGCAATGACTTCATGACGATCCTCCGACTCAGCACTCAATGACCGTGCTCGAACAAAGTTGTACTGTAGGACTCTACAGATGCTTTGTGCGTGTTCAAGTCCTGACGCAAAGATAAGCCAGTGTTTTCTATTCTGTCCCTTAGCTATTATTTCTTCGCATACCTTTATAGTTATCGGATCTACATTGTACTTAGCTTGTTGATCTTTCAGGTTGTAGTCACCTGCTGTTGTTCGTAACCCATGAACACTTAGGGTGATGTCGGTCGGTTGTGGTCTTAGATAGGATAGATAACCATTCTCAAAGAACCAGTTAAACAAATCCATCTTGGTCATATCAACAGCGATGTCTGTAAAGACTCCACCGTTTGTAAGACAACCTAGTTTCTGTCTCCATCCTGTAGCACTAAAACCTATCCAACGACAATTCGGATTATGATGTAAGGTCTTCTTAAAGAACTTATGATACATGGTGGTGTCTTTATCAGACACTAGATGACACTCATCGACTATAACCAGATCAACACCAACAGGATCTATCTTTATTATAGATGCGATACCAGCATTCACTATTTGTGCTGAGTGATCTTTTATCTTTAACCCTGCTGAGTAAATACTTACGGGTGCCTCTGGCCACCATTTCTTGAGCTTATCTACGTTCTGTCCAATGATCTGAATGTCATGGGTAAGAACTAATGCTTTGTGTGTCGGGTGTTGCTCGAAGTATCTAATCAAAAACAGCGCAATGCAGATCGTCTTTCCAGTTGCTGTAGGAGCTAAGTACAAAGGATGTCCGGGCTTGGTTTCTAAAAAGTTACCAAGCACATTGACTCCCCATGTCTGATAGCTTCTAGCTTCTAGATGCACGGGTTCCTCCGATAGAGATTACATCCAGCGAGCTGTTCATGATAGGACTTAACGATGTTCTCCACTTTACAGACAACACCGATCTTTTGTACTTCGCAAGCCTGACAAGTTCGACAGTTAATCAGTACTGGTTTTGTTTGGTTACAGACATCTTTGAAATCGCAATAAGCACAGTCAAAAGAAGTTGGATCTAATGAACATCGTGCCGGTGGGGTAGGTAAATAAACTATCGTTTGAGCCAGATTGATTGAGTGTGCGAAACACTTGGAATCGTATGGGATAAGTTCACCATAGATATTCGAATCGTTTTTGTTATATCCTAGATACAAAGCCCACGGAAGTTGATAAGCTCCCATGTAGCATTGTGTCTGAACGTAGTATTTATAGTATGTTTCTTTTACACCGGATACCTTAAGCTTTCCATACAGCTTATCGTTGTGAGTCTTAAATTCTGCCAATCCTGCTCCTGGTGCATCAGGAACGTTCTCAACTACCCCGTCGAGATGGCCTCTCATGTGACCATCGACAGCAGTCATTCCATACTGTTGTCCATCTTCTCTTTTGTCATGGACGGTTACTCCTGCCATTCTAAGAAGGGCTATAAAACTGTGCTCTTTTATTTGGCCGTCGTCGAAGATTCTTTGTAAGCGTGCTGGATGCTTTTCTTTATGCGTCCATCTAAACGCATACCACATTGCTCTTGGACAAGCTCCACCGATTACAGATGCCCCAAGATATTGGCGAAAAGGTTTATCCTCATCTACAGGGTTGGTAGCAGCGTTGAGATTCTTGTAGAGTTGTTCGCGATAACTTTTTCCTTGATCGGCTTCCATCAATTCATCAATACGAGTAAGAAGCTTTACTGGGTAGCGCATAATCGATCCAGGAAAAAGTCCCGCCAACGAAAGGAAAGGTGGAACGTTGGCGGGAGAAGGACTTCAGGAGGAAAAGCTGAAATCAGGCGGCAATTATTTACCAGGGTGGTTGCTTGGCTACAGGCGGTTGTCCTTGCGGAGGTTGCGCCGGAGGAGTCCATTGGCCTTGCTGTTGCGCTTGAGGTGGTGCTTGTTGCGCTTGTGCAGGTTGAGGCGGAGGTTGCCATTGTTGTTGCTGCTGCGGCGGAACGTTTTGTTGCGGCGGTTGCTGCGGCGGCGTCCACTGTGCTGGCTGCTGCTGCGGCTGAGACTGAGGCTGAGCCGGAGGTGTCCATTGGCCTTGCCCACCTGTAGCTTGTGGCATAGGTTGTGCAAACTGCTGTTGCGCTTGAGCTGCTCCTGGGCCAAGAATAGGACGAACATCCTTGATCTTGAAAGTGTCAGGGTACTGTGGATCTTTTGAAGGAACCCATGCCCCACGAAATTCGAACGGAATGTTATGAAGCTGTTCGGTATCCTGGAAGGAAGCAATACCCATCGCAGAGCAATACTTGGACAGCTGTTTTCTTGCTATTGCTTCTGCAGCAGGGTTCGGATTGATGACATTGAGCAAATCAAAGAACGCTTCGCCGGAATATTGCCCTTGTGTCACGACGACTGTGAGTGAAAGGTATTCTCCATCACCACCCTTGGTGGTTTCTTTGGAGGAAGCTGTGATAACACCGGTGTACCAACCATCTTGAATAGGCGGTGCAGCGGTGAATGCGAACATAACCATTATCTGGCTCCTTGTATCTTTGCAAAGATTTGAGAGAGGTCGGGATTTATTTCGATAGGTGCCAAGACTCCCGACCGATCCTTGGCATCCGCTTCTGGGGATGGTTGTGTTTGTAGAAATCTATACTTCTGATTTTGTTCAGTCACTCCCACACCCATTCGCCATACTTCATCGAAAAAAAACGGGATGTCAGAACCAACTTTATCCCAAGGTGTCATACATCCATACTTCAATCCACCTCCGGGCTGTTTAACTTTATCTTCTTTACAAGTCATATAAATATGCTTGCCTGGAATATCTCGGTAAGCTTTTATAAGCCATAACATACGCCGACGGAATTCAGGATAAGCCCTACGACCGTCATTCTTTGTTTCCTTCATAATTTGATCGAAGATTGTTTCTGAAATATCTGAAAGAGAGTCTAAACAAACAGTCTTAACCCAGGATGAAGCAGGAGTCATAAGCCATTGCCAAATCTCTGTAATAGTATCAATGCTTCTGATCTCAACTTTTGGAAGATCAAGATTGCGTAAAGGCATCAATCCTCTTTCAGCTGAGATAATGAATGGAGAAGGTGCCGTAGCAATTAGTGTGGTCTTGCCTACACCCGTGGCACCATAGCAAACTACCTTCTGGGCATCCATGCTGGAACCAAGTGTGCTTTCAATAACAAACGGCATGACCTTCTCCAAGTTGATAATAGGATTCTATCAGGTTATCATTGAGTTGACACGACAAACCTAGATTAATCCGGATAGAGTATCTTATGACACTCCTCCACAGTACCACCCTTCTTGAGACAAGCTTGATGCTCTTGCGCCTTTCTAGCTTTGTTAGGTTCCATGTAAATGGTACCACCGACGCAACCAGATAATATGACCGCGGTGAGTACTGCACAAATAACCAGCTTCATTTCATACTCCTATTAAGTAGATACAACTTGGCTTGCTCAAGAACCAACATTTTATTGGCAAGCGGTGAGGTGGAAGATACGATATGTGTTATACCGTTCTCATATGTTCCCGCAAGGAGTACTACAAAATCACGGGAAGTGTTTTCGTCATTTGCTTTGAAGGTTTCAATAGCCATCTCTTGAGTGACTTCCTTCGCAGCTTCGAAAGGAAATGTAGTTATACTAGCAGTCATGTATTATATTCCTTTAGAAAGATTTCGATGAAAACTTCCTTGGCATGAGTCTCATGTGGGAGTTCAATACGCCGAGGATGCACTACAACATCTTTGAGACATTCCCATTCGTGATTGAAGGGCAGCAAGAAGTGTTTGCGTTCATAGGCTAGTGCCGCCAGGTCAACCTTATCGACAAAAATCGGTTGGATACTTTTCTTGTCAATAAGGAAAGCGTCATAGATTGCCAGCTGAATTCGACCTTCTATCTCTTGATAGTCAGGCAACGAACGCTTGAGCGGACGAACTACATCACCAATAAAAGCCTCGGCCGCATCATGAAGAAGCAAAGCAAGAGTAGTTTCCTTGGTGAGTTTGATGTCCCGGATGACTGCAATCTCTTTTCCTAGACGGTAGCAGAGAATGCTATGTTGCGCCACCGAATAGAATGCTTTGGTATGTCCATTGAACCTACACTGGAATGCAAGCGCGTGAGCGATTTCATCGATTGTGTAGTCATACTTTTTTGGTTCGTCGAAGTAGAACTTCTGTCCAGACCAGGTTGCAATCCAATCACCCATTCTTTCCTCCGGTTGAACGCAGACACTCATTTATAATTTTTGGAAGCACCGTTGCGTAAGTAGAAATGCTCTCTGGTGGTTTGTCCATAAGAAGAAGTCCTCGAAGCGCCATTAATTCATTCCAGCTACCTTCTATAACTGCGATAATGCGGGCGGCTTTTTCAACTGCTACGCGTTCATTATCAGTTACTTGGATGAACCTTCCCTTGGCTTGGTGCATACGACCACGCAGAGAGGAAAAGGCTGCAAGGATTTCAGTGAGTTTCATGTTGCTTGACTCTCAAGATAACTGATGAAGTCATTCAACACCCAGCGTACTTTCGATTCGAAGTCACCCCATGAGTATTTCTTCATGTAGTCTTCGACAAGTGCTTTGGGATTCTGAACTATCTTTCCAGTTGGTTGCTGAGGCATTATAGGTTGCGGTGGTTGAACTGGAGTCCGTGAAGCCTGTTGTAGTCTCAAGTCAACGAGGCGCTGAAAGTCAGCAGGCGGGTAGGAAATGATCTGTTGTAGATCACTAAACAGCATCTGTTCGTTTGGAGACAACCGAGTGACCAGGCTAAGGTTGGCTGAGAATTCACGCAGCTTGACGATTGCTTCGCCAGCTCGAATCTCAAGCTCTTCCTTTAGTGCAGCCTTTGCCGTCTCAGTTGTCCGCTTGCCTTTGATAACTCCTTCGAAGTCCGGTGCACCGATTAGGGGGGCGAGACGAAGCTGAGGAAACTCTTGCTGCTTGCCTTCCAAAAAGGTATTCCATGCGTTGTTCGCTTCGCGAATGATCTGCGCCTTGGCATCAGCTTTTCGCTCTTTGACCTTCTTCTCCATCTCAAGGCGAACTTTGCGAGCTTCTTCACCTACTCCTCGGAGTACTTCAACTACAGCATTAACATCGGAGCTCTGCGAAATGATGTCGGCTACTGCTACCTTTACAATATCCTCTATTCTCTCACACAACTTGAGATCGACTTTCTCGCAGTGACCAAAGTCATCATCAGTCACCAAATCCCGTTTGATATTTCCAATAGCTGCCAGTGCAAGCTGTTGAAATTCAGGAAGATTAGATTTAGTTACCTTCCCTTGAACCTTAATAGCAATTACTGGAAGATTGGTAATTTCTTCTTTCGGTAAATTATTCTGTGGAACATCATTCCATTGCCCATGATCCCGAACTTTCTCATCGTCACTTCGTTCATCCCACGGTTGGCTCATGATAATCTCCAGTTGGTTATTTGATATTACAACTCAAGTTTAAATGTTTTATTTAGATATATCTAGCATTTATCTAAACTATTTAGATCTCATCACTTCTGTTGAGAGACTTAAGCATCTTGATTGCCCACGTTTTTGCTTTTCTACATTGTTGTTCATTGAACATTCCAAAATGACATTTAGTCGTTGGGATTCTAAGATGGTGAGCCAACTTATTATATGCTCTAGACCTATTGATTTTAGAACTATTCTTAGTGAACCAAAGTTTTTGGAAGGGTACCTTAGCATCTGTTCTAAGTGCTCTAAGCCGTTCATCTGCGAGTGTTCCAAGAGGGATATACGTTCCTGGATGGACTCCGACAGACGCTGCACAACTAGGGTTCGTACATCTATACATGTAAGGCCAGTCACTGTAGTTTCTTCCATAGACTGAGAAATGTGTAGTAAGCTCGACTGGTGCATGGCAATAGGTACAATCTAGCGGAGGGCTAAGATGTGGTTTCGGAACCCGTGCTATGGCCTCAGAAGATTGATCAGGTATATTATTGTTCATTTTTCTTTTTGGGCTGCTTATCGGAGGTAAGAAAATACATCGGACAACGAATAAGCCCTCTTTTTATTTCTTCATTACGCATAACTCTTAGAATTTCTTGTTGTTTTCGTTTAGCGGTGTAATTCATTTCTCTCTCCTTTAAAGAAGGTGCCACCTCTGGTGGCCGTCACCCATTGAGTACTGAGCCAATGTTTTGGCAGACTCTAAAGTATTAAGGTCATCCTCTAGCCCTTTGTTTTCCGTACGCGAAGGGTCGCTAGTTTCCCTAGGACTATTGTTAGTCATCCCACCTATTCCTCTGCATTTAAGGCCAAGCTGAGGTGTAACCCCATACACTAACGCTGAATGGTACAGCGGACGTTTTTAAGTCCGTCACGACATTCCCCTGTCTAGAGGAATTTGGTGAGGATCGCTTGAGCTGTATGGGTTACTTAGGCTACTTCAACCAAGTCTCTACCGGGACGCAACCTTTGGTGTCATAAACTTGTAGCTTGCAACAGCGATCCTCGTTGTTCTGTGGCCGTTCTCGGCCAGCGAACCAGTTTCAGTGAGATGCACTAGCCATTCTTTGCCGGGCGGACTCACCCCATAATTTAATTTCAGTGTATGATTTATTATACATGACTGAGTCAATTTGTGAAGTTAAATTTAGACTTTTAGATTGATATAATCTTTCATCAGAAGTCATATTCTCACAATAATAATAGATTATATTTCTAACATAAGATTTACCATCTATCCATCCTTTTAAATAATCCCATGTGAAGTAATGTGGTCGAGTAAAATTTTCTCTTCGAAGAGCGGAATCAAACCCAGCACGGTAATCATTACTCTTCATTGATTACCTCTTTTTTTAAACCTTTCATTTTTGGGAAGGCTGGTCCAGGTCCATAGACCGGAGTTGCCATTCCATACTTTTGTTTTACTACATTTCGATTAATCTCTAGTATTATTCCGGCGTTAACCATTTCATTGAGAAGTTCTCTAATGATAGATGCCATACTACGATGTGAATTCTTAAAGAGGGTTCTTCTCTTAAGTCTATCATAGATATAATAATATGGAACTAGTTCAATACCTACTAAGATCTCAGGACATTTATAGTTTATACGCTGTGATCTTGGGACGTTTGGATAATTGTGTATTAGCTCACACACCATTGACTCACCTTGGAGGGCTGAGCTCTTTCCATGCATATTAAATTCGAATCGATGGATGACTGTATAGGCACACTTCTTAATGAATTCGAATGCCCATACGATATCATCTTTATTCACTACAGGAGTATGCTCTTGTCGTACTACAGCTACAATCCCTGCTAAGCGGAGTGTGTTTAGATGAACACGATTCCATATCTCGCTGATGGTTGGATCTCTGGCTGAGTTCATAAACTTTGTTATAGCACAATCAATCTGTCTAGAGATTTCTTTTGCTTCCTCTGTCATTTGAATATTTATTACATGGTTCTTATTGTTTAGAGTAAAAGCTATTGAGATAAGATCAGTTAACTTCTTCTTAATATGAGCTGTCAATGGTTCTCTATCTGATTCATTTAGAACCGAACGCTTGCCAGTGTATTCAAGAATAACAAAACGAGGAATAAGACCTTCGGCGATATGTGTATCTTCTAATCCTGTATAGAAATTGTCAGGGGTTGATTCCCCTACAAGGGTAACCGATGGAGCGAACACTGTTGGGAGGTTCTTTTGTGCATCACTGTAGGCAGTAGCTGTAAGCATATCACCATGCCCTGATTTACCGTAGAGCAACAAAAGAAGTTTCTTTATTTGAATCTCGGTTGAGTTAGCACGAGGAGAACATAGTGCTTGTAGGGTTAATCCAAACTCGCCAAGCACTGATAGAAAACCTGGCTGCTCAGTAAGTACTCTATGAACACCTGGAGCTGATGCAAAAGTTCCAGGACCAATTATCTGTTGAGCAGCTGGAACATCTATTGCTAATTGATGTAGGGTCTTATCAATGTTCTTTGATACTTGCTCTTTACCTACACCAGTGCGGGCGATTAACATTAGGTAAAGATTCAATCCTGTTTCTGATATGTTCCATGCCCTGTTACAGATGCCGGAAAGCAAACCAATAGCTGAGAATAGAGCTACCTCTTTGACTGGACGAGCTGAATTCTTGAAGAAGTATCCTGTTAATTCTGAAATGAATCCGGGCGGGGTAAGAGTGAAACCTTCTGATTCTTTAAGTGAGATCTCATAGTTAGTTGGGGTGTTCCAATCCTTCTCTGTCTCTTCTGTCTGTGCTATAAATGTTTGAGAAGGATTGGATTCAAATGGACTTTCTTTATCATGTCCGTTAGCTACAGTGGGTGCAGGATACGGCGGAGGAAGTTGAGGTGGAATCGAAGAGTGAAAATTAGCAAGGATGCGCTCGGAATCTTGTTTCTCTGTTTCGATTTGATACACCATCCGGCGTAGGTAATCGATTCTTTTGGCCTTAGGACGTTGGCCCAACTCAGAGAGCCAGAATATTTGTTTAGCCATCTCATATGATGGCGCAACGGCGCAAAGAATGTTGAAAAGAGCATAATCAGCTTCCGATTGAGATGGGTATTGGTCATGCCAATCACCAGACATTAAAGGGAGAGTCTTATCACTAAGTGTTGTAGCAGTTTCTATTACCTCTACCATATCCCATTCAGTAAAAGGACTTTCCGGAGGCAGTATTATGTCTTGATCCAATGAAAGCCCTACTGGATACATTTCTCTGCAAAGATCTTCCAACAATGAATAAGTTTTAAGAATATGTTTTTCAGAGGCTACATTGATTGGTGACTTCGTTGCCCACAATGGAACCCGCATATAATGCTTTGCCCAATAAACTTCTACGGCATCCCGCTTTCGTCCAGCTGGACCATAAGTATCAATCAGCTTTTGCTTTTGATTAGAACCTATGTATAGCCAAATATGCGTTCCTTTTCCACCAGCAGAAGTGTATTGCCACCAAGCTACATCCCGTAGATAATCTTTAATCTTTGCATGCCGATTGGCTTGTTCCGGTGTGATCGGTTGTTTCTTTCCGTTAATCTTTACTTCAGCATCCAAATCAATCACTACAAATGGATCGACCGGGGTCAGAACAAACCCAAGATAGCAAAGCTTCGGAGGATCACCACTAAGACCTGCAACAGAATATTGATTATCTAAACACCCACAAGCATACTCTAAGGATGTCCATGTTTTGTAATCTGTAGGGGAAGCACGTCTGGTAGGAACATCGGAAACCGATGGGTAATTTGGTATACCATCTTTGTCTGAGAGAATCCATTGCTTTAGTTCTCTCAATGCCGGCGCGAATAATGTGTCCTTAGAAGGTGCCATGGTCTGTACTTGTATAGGACTTGTAGTTTGTGTATTATTACCAGATAAAAAGGATATGTCAATAGGGTGTTAGCGAAAAAAGAGCCATTAAGAAGATCCTAATGGCTCAACCTGAGAAGACTTAGAAAAGATAGTCTGGTTCGAGTCCAAAATAATCTTGGAATACTTCTTCTGGATCTCCATCACCGGAGTCGATACATTCCATGACTTCTGTCATCCCTTCGTTGAAGTAATCTTCGGCTGCTTCTGGGGACATATTATCCCGTCGAATAAGTACCTCAATGATAGCCGGCTTGTTACCGAATTCGAATGCGTTAGGTTTCATTTGGTTGCTCCTTGACTAGAAAAAGACGCTCGGATTCTCTCCACGCCTCTCTTATTTGTGTGATCTTACCTTCATGACTTCGAATTTGTTCTTCTTTGATTCGAATGTCATTGTTCAGATGTAAGATATCAACCTCGAGGGTTAATATCATTTTCTGATATTCCTTTATTTTCCGATGAGCTTCCATGAAGTCCATTGGTTTCTCCTTTCGGTTCTTAGACACTAAGAACTTTCTGTAGTGGCGGTTATGATGAAGATTATCTTCTTCTATCATGATAACCTTCCTTGTTCGGTTGGCTTAGCCATCTGAACGTTCAGGTTGATAGACTTGGCGTGCTCTTTGCCTTGGTAATAAGCATCTGGAGAAAGACGTCCAGAACGCATCTTAGTTCTGCGGAGGTTCCAATCAGAAAGAAACTCTTCATTGGCCTCCGCTTCCTGTTTGGCCAGATGATATAGAACCATCTGTGTGCCAGGAAAAGAACTTCCAGTACCGGAGCCGACCTCTTCGGCCTTGGCACGGATCATGTCATTAATGCGATGAGTCAGAGTGACAGAGCATCCTTGTGCGAATGAACGTGTCCCAGCGGAAAGATTATGCTTGTAGAGCTTTCTTCCTTCCTTGAGAATGTTTTCTACAACATAGGTGCTCATGTACTCGGCTGTAATGGCGTTTGATTCGCGACCTACAAACCAATGGGTCTGCTTGGTGCCATTGATCTTTCCGCCGCGGATGTACCTACACATGAATAGCCTGGCAATATCGTTTCGGATAAAGTGCGTCCAATTCATTGACCAGCCAGGATTCTCATGTGCAATGCGTGGGTCTTCTACATCCCTTTCTTTCTCATTGATCTCTAACAAAGAAAGACCGTGAGTAGTGAGCAGGGAATGCGCTTGACGGAGAGCAGTCTCACGTTCATTGTCATTGCCGCGTTCGTCTTGCGCCATTGTCAGAAGCTTACGGATGCGGTCAATAATCTTTGGAGAAACGTCATTCATGGTTACTACTCCTCAGACTTTCGATTTCAAGAAGCCTACAACGTTCCCTTTCGGCTTCTATATCCGCTTCAGAGATGACTTGAGCAAAGGAGCCGATAGTCGGCATTTCATACCATTCGATATCAACGCGAATCTCATTTGCAAGTGGAGAAGTTCCAGAGAAAGATAGTCCTTTAAATTCTTCTCCAGATGTAATAGATTCTTCGTACTCGTCTATTCTTTGCGGGATATCGCGAAAAGGAGCAGCGTTCATCTGACCAAATTGACTTCTAAACCGGTCATAGAAGTCCTGCATATTGTGAAAGCAACCGGTATAGACAAGCGCACGGCCGGAGTCTTTAATTGGCAGGAAAGTTATTGTGGTTTGATACATGTTTCAGCTCCTCAGGGTTATGGTTAGGCTTGATTCTGCGCACTCGGATGAATACGCATAACCAAACCGACCGGGGTTCACACACTGACCTCGGAGGCTTGGTACCACATCATGCAACCTTTTTGTTGAGTGCTGCGGCTACAGCGGCATCGGCTTTCTGCGCTTCCTTCCACCGCTGATATTGGGTTTTAGCGGTATGGATATTGACACCAGCATTGACGCAAGCAGCTATAACATCTTTGCGTTGCGCGCCTTTCATATCATCCGCAATGGTGAGAACCTTTAGCACCGGTGACTCACAAGAGCTCTTGTTCCGCGGACCGACCAATGCAGCCTTGAGCGTCGTCGCACGGGTAATGACCTCGGTAAGTTGTGTAACGCTGAGCAACTCGATTGTATGCAGGAGACCCTGGAAGGTATTGGCATCCGGATATTCCGGCTCGGGTGCGTTTGGCTCTGCGACGGGTTCAATAGCCGATGCAGATACAGGTTCAGTTGTTCCGGTGACATTTTGGATAGCCTCCGTGAATTCGTTGTTGGAAACAGAAGCAGATGCTTCTTCCGTCGGTTGCTCGGCGGGCTTAGGTTTGCGTGCCATGGTAGTGCTCCTTCTAGGTGGTTGAGAAAGTGATCAGGACATTGATTAGATCACAATTGTATTGTAGGAGGTTCTAAGGATGTTGTCTAGAACTAAAACAATGTTTTTAGAACGGTTGTAGAAGGTGTGTTCTTGTGGGATGATGGGCATGTTTATCAAAGGGTAGGTAAAAAGATTGAGGAACAAAGGGCATTTCCGGCGGTGTGAGGGGTGACTACAGGGTGGGTGATATGGGTGATAGGGTGAATGATGAAAATGGCAGTCGGGTTGAATTCGTAAGGAGTATATAAAATGGAGATGATTGAAATACTACAGAAGGTTTATGCCTATCAGAGAGGTTACCGGCCGAAGCCTTGGTTACAGAAAATGCGGGTGTCAGCATGTCCCACAACGGAGTTCGGAAGAGGGTGGAGAGGAAAAGATACAGATGATGCGTTACTAAAAGCATGTTCAGAAGGATATCTTATATTGGTTCCGGAATGGCATAAAGATAAGAAAAAGAAAGTAGCAGCGTTTATGCTGACGGAAAAAGGACTCAATCTCTTGTGGGAGGCTGAGTCCCTACAGGATGGTTAGTCGTCGCAGATTGAGATGTAGTCAATCTTGCCGTTGAAGAATCCAATTTGAATTTTTAGATACTTTTCAGATTGGGTTTCTGTTTCAAATAGAACAAAGGAATGTTGATCGTACTCTTGTTCAATAGAAACATTTTCGATCGGCATACCTGCATCGCAGGTTTCTGTTTCTTCCGGATCGTCTGCATCCAAAGAATATCGGACGGATGGGCGGTGTCCTACAAGGGAGGACAAGGCTTGGAAGAGTTCTTGAGGTGTGAGAGACATGGTAGTGCTCCAGGTTAAGGAAGAATGACAATGAGGTTGTAGGCGCAAAAGATGAATGATTCATCTCTATCGAAGGCTTTTTGATTGTCTTCGGTATGGCAACACAACATGGGTGGAAGATGAGTAAAGGCGTTGAAACTGCCTTGTTTGGAAAGTTCCACAGAAAGAAGCTCGTTTGAATGAGCCGGTGGGGTAATCAGTGGAATTAGAAAGGTTAATATTTTCATGTTAATCTCTACAGATGGAAGATGGAAGATGGAAGATAGTGAAGGTTAAGTTAAAATGCGGATGTAAAGACCATACATCCCGTTTTCAAATTCGCCTTCGTCTTCTGCAAGTCTGGTGGATAGGAGTTCTATTGCAGGAAGATGCTCTCCTTCAGTGGTGCTATGTGGGAAGTGTTGGAGAAGTGATGGTGGGATAGAATATTTAATGCGTCCTCCATCTTTGGAGATTATTAGAAAGGTCAGTTGGATGAGTTCAGAAGTTTTGGCATATTCAAGAGAGATGAACATTTTTAGCTCTCCTTTAGACAGAGATGGTTGGAGGTTGTTTTGTAGGGCACCGGTTATAGATGCCCTACATTGTGTTGGAGGTTAGAGGTTGTTAATCAGGAAAATCATGCTTGTCAGAGATATCTACATTGATTTCAATTCCTACCAGGGTGTCGTCCTTGAATGCCATGAGGAGGATACATTCATTGTCACCATCGCCCGTTGGCATTTCAATTTTGATGGTGCGAATGCTAGGTTCTTGTTCATTGTCAGGCAGGATGGAAACAGCATTGATGTTTTGATAGAAATCCTCTGGTGATTCATCATGATTGGACATGATGTCACGTTCCATTAGAATTTGTTCCCTTTCTTGTAGTTCGTTGAGGGTGTTAAGAAGGGATTCGAAAGTGATGAAAGGAATGGCAGATGTGTGCGACATGATGTTGCTCCTTGTGTGTGATGTTGCGTGTGTTAAGTTCCCCTACAGTGATGATCTGAATGACAAGGGGAACGGATAAGAGGAACAGATAAGTGGAACGAATGTCATTCAGAATGGATGATACATGTATTGTAACATGAAATCTGGGTGTGTGCAGAAACTGTTGCTAAAAATAAATGTGTGCGAAAAAATGTGTTAATGTGTAAAGAGTAGTGTTAAAAATTGTTATGGGTTAGAACGTACATTTTATCAATAAATGCCCTAACCCCTGGATATATGTCATAAATAGAACAACTAATATATACCTATAATATATATATATCTATTTAATATATTATTGTATTTATTATAGAATATATGAAATCCGTAGAGGCAGCAGATAATATAAGATAATCTAATAGATAAATTGATGCCGCAAACGTTTCTCCCTCAAAAACCAAAAAAAGGTCATTTAGGGTTAACAGGCATTTTAGGGTATTCCCTATGAAAAAAGGGTACATAAGGGTATGAACTTTTTGTGACAGAATGTGCCGGTGAAATGGTAGTGTAGGAATGTGACTATGCCTCCCACAATGTAGGATTCAATAAATGCTTGGTGTTTCACAATGATGCCCCTTGCGGGGCATCATGTTGAAACATCATGCTGCCTTGTTCATTTGTTGCCGCACTGCAAAATAGATCTGATATTGTGTTTTGGCAGTGTGTATGTTCACTCCTGCCTCAACACATGCCGCAATGATTTCACTGCGTTTCTTGCCTTGCATGCTGTCAGCAATCTGAAACACCCTTTTGACAGGGGAATCACATGCTGATTTATTTTCCCTGCGTGATGATTTGACATTTTTGATGATGGCAATCATTTCATCAAGTTTTTCATTGTTCATGCCTTCAAGCATGTTGATGATATGACGGGTGGGCATTGTAACAAATGTGTGTGACATGATGGCACCTATGTGTGTGATTATGTACATACAACATGTATGCACAATTCAATTGCATCATGTTTTAGCATTGCATGTCATTGATCTAAATCAAATGTGATGCTGATTTGTGTCATATTGTTTATATGTATGTATCATTTTTATGTTCATTCATTCAGCATCAAAAATTTTTGCGGGGGGAGGGGCAGGGGGACATGCATTTGTCATGATGTGCATTTCATTTTGCATGCCCTTTTCAAATGATAATTATTATCATCTCCTATATGCATCCCCCACCTGGGCAACTGCCGGGGGGATATAGGGAATGACGGGACACTTTTTTCAATCAACTACCTCTCGCATTTCACCTCTATATCTACTCCCTACCTATCTTTTCACTTTTCTCAATTTCCCTCTTGACACCCAACACAATCTCTGTTACCCTCCCTCGCATGAGCACAAACGATCGCCCACACAGCTGGTTAAATGATTACCTCTTCTACCTTTCAGATGAGGGCGGAGGAATGTTCCCAGCTCAAGCAGTCCTTCGCTGTAATCGTTCTCTTGATGAGCTGTCCCACTGTAGGGATCTTTACCCAGAGCTCGTCACTCGTGAGAATCTTATCAAGCAAGCACGCATAGATGCTTTGGAACAACAAGCTCTCCAACGAGCTACCTATGGCACCCCTACCCCAGTTTTTGACAAGCGTGGAAATCAAACCGGGGAAATCACCAAATACTCAGATCACCTTTCGAGCTTTATGCTTAAAGGTCTTCGGCCTGAAGTTTATAACCCAGATCAAAAACTCTCGCTCCATACCAATCAACCATTCACTGTAGTAGTACGAGACCTGGTTAACGAGGCCAAGACCAATGCGTAAGGTCTCTTTCTTCTCCCCACGTGTAGTCCAGCACGAAGACGGAACCGCCTCTAGCGTTCGTACTATTTCCTCTATCGGATTCAAACCAACCACTGCTGTAGTGACTACCCCGAGTTCCTCTCCACAAGTGCTCCAAGGTAAAGATATCCAGGACAAGGTGTGGAATGAAACAAGAAAGAGGTGGGTATTTGAAGAACCGAAAAATGTAGCTGGCTCTACTCCTCCACCCAATCTACGAGGATGGCGAAATGGAAATAAAGACTAATGAAGAGCTTATTCAAGCCGTCAATGATACTCTCGAAGAACTTCACCGGCGTGGTGTCTATCTCGATGTAGATGCCTCTAGACAGATCTCACATCCGTTTCCTAAATACAACCCGTGTAGTCCTGAGTCAACTTTGCCGTCATGGGTGACTACTTTCTTTTACACCATAGCTTCTCCTTGTAGGTGCTGTTCTGGTGTTCGTATTTTTGTTTTCTTTTTGACTACCTTTTTGTTTGCTGTATCATGAGCATACACACGATCGTCATCCCACAGCAGGTCTTAGTTAAACCGTTGAAAAAAATAATGGTTTATCGTTATGACATCGCTGGACAACCATCGGTGACATGTGGGCATGTTCATAATACAATTCCCCCATCTGATTTACCGGTGCATTTTGTGCCGGGGAATCGAGTGAATCCATTTACTCGACCATCAGATATAAAAGTTCCAGTCCCCCCGGTGCAAATGACCCTAGAGGACATCACGTGGGTTTCCCACCCCGAGGGGGTTCTGGTCACCATTCCGGTCGAATGGTTATCTCCGCCTGATGAAGTGTATCCAGTCTTTCTCGTTTTTGAAGACGAGAGCTCGTTTACATTTCAATCTCGAGCGCCTTCTGCTTCGCCTCCGTGTTGCGAAGTTAAGCCGGCACCTTATCCTTTTCAGCAAAAGTGGTGTGGTCAACCCTTTGTCTGCCCCCCTACCCAAAAACCATTCGTTCCGAATCTCTGCCCACATCGGAAGCTGGATGGTATTTATATGACATTGGGAGCGCCACATCACTTGCTTCAACCGGTCATATTGGGTGATTCTGTTTCTACAAAAACGAATCCTCTAAGTACTGGTTCAGTTCAGATTGGAACAGATGAATTTCCTTTCCGTACCCGGGTACTGGCGTTGCCGTGGGAGCCGTTACCTACATCTGAACCAAACGGCGTAGTGGTAACCGCAGATGATAAATATCTTTGTGTAGCCACCCCAACAAAATTTCTTCGTTCTTCCACGAAGCCTTCTTTATTTTATGGTGGGTTCCAAGTCGAAGTCAATAGCAACGTTCTACAAGTCAGCTTAGCTGGACGTTCGACTGATAAGATTACCATCTATAACAATTATGCTTCGCCTGTTTCGAAATTTCTGAAGCCTGGTGATGATGTGATATCTTTACCTTTTTCACCGACTACCAATCCACTTCACTTTACGATTACCTCTGCTTTTCTACCTTCTGTAGTCGGATGGTTCATCAGCGGCTCGAACACTTTGATTGTTGGAGCCTTGCATCAAGCTGGGCGTTTGATCCATCCAAATAAAGATAACTCATTGTTCTTCGATACATTTGGATTGACCTTAGAAAGATCTCTTCCAGAAAATCCATTAAGTTCTTTTAAATTATTAGTCCAGAATGATCCGCACCGAACTTGGATATCCTTTCCTGGATTTCCGACAGGCAATTTGCCGAAGGGGATCACCAACTTTACAATCTTGTCGCATGATTACCTCTTAGCGGGTGCGCATCCGATTTTGATGTTCTTGACTATTTTGCATACCAACATCGACCCCGCCAGCACGACGGCTGCCACTATGCTTCTTGAGGTGATCGAATGACACAATTTCCTTCTCGTTTCGGACCTCCGTGTTGTGGGAGTCCGCATAGCCATCTTCCGCAGCGGTTTGGTGAATCTGCCTGTTGTCCTCCACAACAATTTCCGGCGCCTATTCCGATTCCTGCTCATATCTATGGGGTTGATCTGTTACCAACGGAAGGCTCCAACAATGTAGTGGTTTCCGATGGGATTTATAAGGCGCTAGCACACCTTCATCAGATCTTTTCTGATGCTATCGGAGACTTTGGGTTACTTGGGACTACAGATAAATCCAACTTGGTCAACGCGATCAATGAACTTTGGACTTTGCTTATCAATGTAGATTCACGAACAGCCTGGTATGATAGAATTCCAGCTGCGCCGATCTCCTTGCAATACACAGCGACTAATGGTTTGGTAGTGTTTGCGGGCGATACCTCTTCGTTGAACTTCTATGTAGTACGGAATGGGGTAGCTACCCTGATCCCGCCAAGTGTTTCTTCCCTTCGGACAATTTATAATTTCGGGGCGACGATTGAGCCGGGCGTTATGTTCCGTCTACAGCGCTCTACCGATATCAACCCAGTAATGGATTCGTTGGTATGGCAATACACCGTACCGTTGTCTTTTGGGGTCATCACTGACTACAACGATTTACTCAACCTGCCATCTATTAATGGGATCGTTCTCGAGGGCAATAAGACGGCAGCTGAACTTGGTCTGGCTACTCTTGCAAACATTGCTGGGTTTTATACCAAGCCGGCTTCTGGTATTCCGCTGACTGATCTTGCGGCTGCGGTACTAGATCGGCTAGTTCCGATCACTTCGAACAATGGGGATGTCCTTACGTTTAACAGCGGTGTCTGGTCTGGTGCTCCACCCGCGCCGTCCGGTCTCCAAGCTGTAGCGACGAAGGACAGCCCCACCTTTAGATGGACATTGGCTGGTGATGGTACTCCCTCCCAGCCATTGACCGGGGAAGTCAGAATCTCTCTGGCATCGGATAATGCTCTCGAAGCGAAACCGGACGGACTCTTTGTAGATCTTTCCACCTTCACCCCAGTTGTAGATTACAACTCCCTTCTGAATAGACCTTCTATTAACGGGGTGACGCTAGCTGGTAATATCACTTTGGCCGCTCTAGGGATTTCCCCAGACACCATGACCAGAGTCTATACCTCCCCATCTTCTAATGTTACCTGGACTGGAAATGGTACTTCCCCGATGCCGCTCCAGGCTATCATTAAGGTATCTCCGACGCCTGGAAACGCCCTGGTAAATTATGCCGATGGATTGTTTGTTGATATTAATACCGGTGGTGTCAATGATTACATGCTCCTTTCCAGCCGTCCGTCAATTAATGGAATCATTCTGGTTCCTGGATTGACTGCTGCTGCTCTTGGTATCCATGTAGATACCAATGTACAGAATTCCAATTCAATTCAGCTGACCGGGATTGGGAGTACTGCACAACCGGTAGTAGCGAACTTGAGACTTGATCCGGCGCCTACCAATCGCATTACTGTATCTCCAACTGGAGTGAAAGTTGACCCGGAACCGCTTGATTCGAATCCGGAAAATAAGCTGGAGCGCACACCGGATGGTTTGTTTGTAGCACCCGTTGACATGACAGGTGTGCTCTTTTATGATAAGACCCAAACGTTGACCACTACTCAGCAAGATAGAGTGCTCTCCAACATTGGTTTCGGTACTAACGCAACCTCGCATGATTATCGTGCGGTCTTTCTGGGAGCTCTTGCATGAGCGTACAAGAAAACATCGACCTGGCGTTTGCCGAGGTCGGTTTACAGATGAAGGCTGATCGTGCTAGGTTAACCGATCTTGAAGAACGGATGCCGCACGGCGATGGTGTAACGGTTGAACAAGACCCTACTGATCAGGCTCTCTCAGTCAAGAAAAGTTCCCTTACACTAGCGCACTTGGCAAATATCTCAGCCAAAGCATTGCTCGGTAATATGGGTAGCGCTAGTGCTCCAGTCAGTGAGATAGACATCACTGATCTTGGTTCAGAAATATATCTCTATTTTCAGTCCAAGTTGACTAATCCGCCGACAGATGCTGTCGAAAGTGTGACACTGTCCTCGGACAAGAAACAAATCATTTTCACTCATTCCTCTGGCGCAACATCTTATGTAGATGTTGATGAGTTCACTATTGACCTCGGACTCTTCTTACACGAAGATCTCAATGGCCGGGATCGACCAAATCAACACCCAGCGGAAGCCATCAATGATGTCCCACGTAGCCGCACAGTCCAGGCTGCTCTTAACGACATCATGGCACAACTCGAAAATATAAACATCAGCATCGCCATGTTGGAAGGAGCTTCTGTAGGAAGTATTCGTCCAACTAATGAGGCGTTGCCTGAGATCGCTGTACAGAACGATCTTAACCAAGCGTGGATCAATTCCGGTGGACCAATGCCTTTGGTCAACGGTAATACCTTGGTTTCGTTCAATAGTGGTACGATGAACTACACCTGGACGTACTTTGCGTCTGTAGGATCTTGGAAGTTCCGTGGTGCAAATTTTTTGAACCAAGGACCGCCTGGTCCTCCTGGAGATGGTGGTGTTCCAGGTGGAGAAGTAAATGATGTCCTAGTCAAAAACTCTAGCATCAACTTCGATGCGGGTTGGAGAAAGATCGTGAAAGCGAATCTCGATCAAGCTTTGCAAGACGAACTTGATGGTAAAGTGGACAAGGATCAGGGGATATCTAATACCGGGCTTGTTCTTGGAGTAAATTCAGCTGGTATGGTGGTTCCAACAATCGGTTCCCAATCTTGGGTTCAACATTAAGGAGTAGCAAAATGGCATTCGTAACGCACCATATTGTGAGCGCTTCCCTGATTGGGACCGTTCCAGTAGTAGAAGGTCAAATTATCTTCGCTGGGGATAATGGAAGAGTCTGGCGAGATTTGGATAATGGCGCCGGCACGGTTCTCCGTGTTGAAGTCACCAAAATGATCTACGCTTCAAGTAAGTCTTCGGTAACCAATCCGCAGCCTGCCTCGCAAGGGTTCGTGTATTATTTCGCCGACACCAGAACGTTCGCAACATGGAACGGTACAGGTTGGGACGATGCTTCAGCTCTCGATGTAGATGCTGAAAATGTAGCCTATGATAATACAACTAGTGGACTCACCGCCACTAATGTTCAAGATGCCGTCGATGAACTTGCAGGCGGCTTGGATGTTATTGATGGCAAGGTTACTGAGCTCATCTCCGACAAGATGGATAAAGTTCCGACTGCGGATGAAGATGCCATCGCCGTATTTGATGACGCTGGTCAAGTCATCGATAGTGGTAAGACCCTCTCCGGAATCACAACTGATATCCAAAGTGCGGTCTCGAATCGTCTGACACGTTCCGATATCATCGCTGGCACGAACGTCGTGCTAACTCCGGGTTCTGGCAACACCGTTACTGTATCTGTACCGGGTATTCCGTTGCCGGATAAGTGGTCGTCTAGTGAAAATGGTACGGGCGCAATTGGCGCAACAAACGCCTATGATTCTACTCTCTTGACTCTTTTGACTGGTTCCGGAAATCTGTCAGTAGGTGATATCGTCATCTTCTCTAATGGTTTCCAAGCTGAAGTGACTGCGATCGATTCTCCGAATGTGGATGAATTTGAGGCGGTAACCATCAGCATTCCACAGTCGGTTGCGTGGGGCGGTATTGGTGGTACGTTGACAAATCAGACTGATCTGGTCAATGCACTAAATGCAAAAGTCAATGTAGCACAAGGTACCGCCAACGAAGGCAAAACACTCGTTGTAGATGTATCTGGAAATCTCGTGCTGAGTGATTTTCCGGACACCGGCGTTACGGACGTTGAAGTGGATGGCGTCTCTGTCGTCAATAGCTCTGGTGTTGCTGAGATTGATTTATCCAATAAGTTGGATAAGGATGCGTTCGGTAACGAGAATGACTACCTGTTTGTCAATTCCTCCGGTGAGATTGATGCTCGTCCGTTGGATGCAGATAAGGTGATCTTCGACGACACTACTGCCGGGTTGTCAAAGGCTAACACGCAAACTGCGATTGAAAAGCTTGCCGCTCTTCTTACTTGGGTTCAACACTGATTAAACAATAAGGTGTCCATCATGTCACTGGTTACTCATCACGAAGTACTTCAAGCGCAGCTTGGAACTATTCCAGTTGTGGATGGACAGTTTATTGTTGCAGTGGATACTGGCAATATCTATCGTGACATCGGAGGCGTCCGGAGGTTATGCTCCGGAGCGCTTTCGGTGGATAATGTTGAGCACGTAGGAGGAAAAGTACCGTTGACCGAGTTCTGTCTAAAGTCAGATATTGAGTCAATGAATCTTACCGATTCTGGCGTGGAAGGAAAACGCTATATCGTTACGGATGAAGAAAGTGATCCATTTGAAGGTATTTCAGTTGAATCTGTTCACTATGGTACAACACCGCCTGTACCAAGAAATGATAAAGTTCTTTGGGTGCGCCCTAAGATCGTTGAACCGATTCAATTAATTAGTTATGCCGAAACTGAAAATGCAGAAATTCAAATCCCAGAACATCAAGTAGGAGATTTAATTTTAATTGGTGTAAAATCTGCTACTTCTGCTATTCCTGTAATTCCGAATGCTTCCAATACTGTGCCTGTGTGGGAGGATATTTTGAATTTAGCGTATTCAACGTTTTATGGTTTTAGGGCAGCTTTTGCAATAGCAACAGAAGATAATCATACTACAGGAAATTGGGGAGTAAATGCCCGACTTGTAGTATTAGTATTTCGCAATACTGTTGAAATAGGCGCTAAAGAAATTGAGCTAAGCGCAAACTATCAAGTCAGCTATCCTGCCTTAACGCTTGAACGAACTGGATCAACTGTAGTTCGCTTTTTTGTCAGAAATGCTCCACTAAATGCTTATACACCTGTTGCTTGGGAAAGAATCATACAGTCGCCTGAAGTTGGTATGTCTAATCTCGGTGCATTTGTTAAAAATGGGCTAAGCGGAAGCGTCAATCAAGATATTACTACGGGTGAATCAAACGGTATTTCGATTGGTACGTCAATTGAATTAAAAATTGCGGCTGATTTATCTAATTTATATAGATGGAACGGTACTACTTGGATTCTTGTAGGCGGTTTAAGCGAAGGTGTGACAGATCACGCCATGCTCGATAATCTTGATGCACCAGATAGCGGACACACCGGCTTCATGATGCGCGGTGTTGGCGGAAATTATACGGAAGGGGCACATTTCCCTGTCGGAGGATTGCAAGCGTTTTTAGATGACAATGTTAATAATAGGTTTTTTGATACAGCCGTAACTATTACTGTAACTTCTGCGTATGCTGGTGATATTTTTATTCAAAATACTAAAGGCTTTGCATTGCCGACTGGTAAAGTATTTATGTTTATGGGCGCTGGAAAGATTGAAAATTTACATATATATGATTCAACGTCAGTAGTTGCAATGTCATTGAGCGGCATTGTGTGTGACAATCTTTCTGTGCGTGATTCATTTAGTATAGCGTTGCTGTCTAATAATACACTCTCTATAAAAGTATTTTCTTCTGTTTTTGAATTTCAAAGTGGCGCCACTAATGCGACTATAGGTCATGTTGATATATCTCATGGCAGTAATGTAAGTATCTATGGACTTAGTACTCTAAACGCTATTGAAATAACTTCACTCGATAATGATGGTATTTTGAAAACATCAACGCCAATCTCTATAGTATCGAAGGTTGGCAGTGGTATTATCATCGATGCCAACCCTGGAAATGCATTAGATACTTTTCAGAGAAAGCCGCTCCCCGTTGCAACCCAAAGTGTTCTTGGAACTACGAAACTTTATAACTCTCTTGGAGCTGCAACGGACGGCGCGGTGACGCAGAAGGTTTTGACCGACTCGCTATCCAGTTCGGCTACCATCGTCGTCGGCTTCACGGACGATTGTGACATCAAGATCACGGCTGCGAATACGCACAATACATATATCCAGAACGCCATTAACGCATTGCCTGCGGGCGGTGGGAAGATCGTGTTGCGCGAAGGGACGTATGATATTCGTGGCACAATCAATATGAATAAGGATAATGTTTCTATTTGTGGTGTTGGGCCTGCTACCCGTTTAGAGTATTATTCCGGCGCTTCAAGCCTTGAGGATGGATTCGTTTTAACTGCGAAAAATTGCTCCTTTAAGGATTTTCTTATTAAAGGTGTGCAGTCACTTTCATCCTGTACATTTTTAGCTTCATATAGAGCAGCACCCTCTCGTGATCTAGGAACGCTAAGTGTTGCTAGAATTCACTGTATAGATATGACTTTTGGAATTTATTTCGATGTAACCTCTGGCTCTAACTTTGCTCCGACAGTTAACGCCACAATAGCCGATTGTCTTTTTGATTCTTCATATATTACTGAAGATGTATTAGCTATCACATCTAGGATAAACTCTTCTGGAATTAGAGTTTTGAATTGCGTTATTAATAACGCTAGACAAGCTTTTCGGCTTAGTGAGAATTTCTATTATATAAGTGGGAACATTATTAACTGTGAGAAAGGCGTTGTTATAGCTGGTTTAGCAAACAATTCTCAGTCTATAATCAGTGGAAATATCTTCAATTGTTCTAGTGTAACTATGGATTCACTAAGTAGCGCTGCAATAAAAAATATTTTTGTGAATAATGTTGTCAAGGCGGGCACTGTTAATGTTGGAGTAGGTACTAATATTAACGCCAACAATTTAATATAACCGGAGCACATCATGCCACTGCAAGAATACATACTCAACCCTGAAACGGGTAAGCTCGAACCAACTAGTGTTGGTGGCGTTCCGGGAGCGGTTAAAGTCTATGAGGCTGCTGACGAGACGGAAGCACAACAATACTCCGAGGCAAACCCAACGACGTTCGTCTTTGTTGCGGATGAGTGATGGCTTCCTATTCCTTCACTAACCTCGTACCGAATGGATCGTTTGAGTCGGATGCGACCGGGTGGGTCGCTGGTTCGAATAACAACGCAATCAACCTATCAATCGCTCGGCAGACGCCTATCATCGCGCCGGGGCATGGTGAGTATGGTTCGGCGAGTGGATATTGCAACGGGCAGATAAACTTCTCCGCACAGTCCGGTGTCAATAAAGCTGCCTCGCAGACAAGCAACATCACTGTGGTGAGCGGGCGGAAGTATTATATCCGTGCGCAATGTCGAGTGAATATATCGGCTTCCGGATTTACAGGAGACTCCTTTCAGTTCTCGAACGCCGGTGTCGATATTGGACACTCCTTCACGATAGTTGGTGCGAATGTTTTTGGGCTGGTGGATTTTATCTGGACAGCGAATACGACTACCTTAGGGTTGCGTTTACAAGCCGCTGTTCAGGGTTTGTCAGGCAATACCGCAGCACAGTGGTGGATCGATAATGTCGTTGTGATGGATTTGACTACACCGTTTGGTGCTGGCAATGAACCACCACTTGCTGCTGCACGACAGGCGGTATTGGACTACGCAGGGCCGAATGGTGGGAAAGGATTCTTCTCAGGTACGGCGACACTCACCTTTCCTGATCCACCTGTTATCGATACAACCGTCACGACATTTGCTGGCGTTTATAGTCGAGTCTTTTCCAATCAAGTATTGTTGATACCCAATACAGGTACAGGGCCATTTAGTTTTAACATCAGCGGTCTTTCAGATGGGCATGGTTTAAGTATTGATAATTACGGGAATATTTCTGGCATACTTGGGCTGTTTGAAGGGAGTTACAACTTTGACATTGCGGTGACGGATGCTGTTGGTTTTCAAGATACTGCGTCTTATACCCTGAATGTTGGCGAGCCGCCACGCATTATAGATACATTTATTCCAAGCGGTGTGTATGAAGAGCCATACTCTTTCACCTTTGATGTTCAAGGTTCCACCCCGTTGACAGTTTCGATTGTGGTATCGTCTGGTACATTACCGACTGGATTGTCTATTAATCCTTCGACTTGGACAATCTCTGGCACACCAACTGTCGATGGACAATCGTGTCGCATTACGGTTATAGCCTATAATGTATATGATAATACTGGTAACGTCACAAGAACATTTGATTTTGCAGTGCGCTCTAGTGCGCATATCAATACCACGTCTCCGCTTCGTAGCGGCATTGCTGGACAAGCGTATGCGCCTCTACAGTTCAACGCGACAGGTCTTGAACCAATCACATGGGAACTTCTGAGTCTCCTGACAGACCTGCCACCCGGATTGTGGTTCGATGAAGAGACAGGCATCCTCTCTGGTACGCCTACAATGGCGGGGACGTATGCGTTTTCATTGCGTGCAGAGAATGCTATTGGGCATGATGATGCGATTTTCGAAATCACGATCAACACATTGCCACAGATCACGACGACAACGCTTGGCTATGCACGTCTCTTAACACCCTACTCAGCGCAACTCACTGCGACTGGCACGACACCGATTACATGGTCAGTCATATCTGGACAATTGCCGGTCGGCCTATCTTTGAACAGTGCGACAGGTACTATTACTGGACAGGTACAAAACGCAGGAACAGCGACATTCACGGTCGAGGCGCGTAACATTGCCGGTACAGTGACACGACAACTGTCCATCCAGTCTGGTACTGCGTTGGCAATCATGACGACTTCGCCATTACGGGTTGGCACTGTAGGACAGGCATATGGCAACCTGACATTTGTAGCGGAAGGTATTGATAGTTTCTATACTATATCATGGACGAATCCCGGCGGTAACATACCCGCTGGTATGACTTTCACAACAGCGGGCGTTTTGTCTGGCACACCATCTACAGCGGGTACTTATACATTTAACATTCGCATCACGAATGGGACAAGTACAGCAGAGTCTCCATTTACGTTGGTAGTTGGAGCAGTACCACAAATTATGACCGGAACGTCTTTGGTTGGTGGTGCGGATCGTCCGTTTACGATGACCCTAGCTGCAACTAGTACAGCCGCTGTGATGTGGGCGATTACAGCCGGACCAACACCTTCGGGCGGTGGTTCGATGCCACAAGGCTCGCAGCTTATCTTGTCGCCGACTGGTGTTTTGTCGTGGCTCGTGCCGGTAACAGGAAGTTACGTCTTTACGGTTGTTGCGACGAATCAGTTCGGTAATTCCATTCCGGTTACATTCACGCTGACGATCACGACGCCTTCTATTTCTGATGTGTTTCCGCCTGATAATACGCAGGTGCTTGCACCAGAAATTTATCTAATCGTCGGAACGAAAAGCTCATCGTTGAAGCCGAACTTCTTGCCCTATACCTTCACTGCGAATGGTGATCCTCCACTGACATGGACGCTACAGCTACCGACAGGTGGAACAGCCTCTGGTGAGACTGCGGGCATTCCGGCTGGACTAACCTTCGACGAGCCTACGGGTTCGTTGGATGGCGTCCCTACAACAATAGGACGATACAAGTTTGATCTACGCGTATCGAACATTCCAGCAAATGCTCATGCACAAGAAACATTCTGGATTAATGTAGTTGCACGTCCAGTTATTTTGACGCCCTCACTGTTAAGCGGGGTGGAAGGTGAGTCTTACCCACCTCAAGCGCAGAGCTTGCAAGCCTCTGGCACACCGCCAATCACATGGACAATCCTTCCACCAGTTGGTTCTGAGACGGGGCTACCGCCCGGCTTGAGTTTGAATGGCTCGAACATTACTGGAACGCCAGCGCCCGGAACAGCTTTTGAGGAATACACCTTCACTGTTCAGGCACAGAATATATCGGGCCTTGGCTATGTGGATACGCGTCAATACACCATTCTAATTGCTGGTTTCAGTGGTGCACCTGTCATCATAACCCCTGCGACGCTTACTGCTATTCGCGGGCAGCCCTATTCGCAGACGATTTCCGTGCTTGGTGATCCGCTTGGATCACTACAAATTATGGATGGATATGGTACGCTACCTACCGGAATTAACTTTAGCTCATCACAACTGGTTGGCACGTTGAGTGGTACGCCAACAGTAGCGGGCGTGTTCGAGCTTGCTTTCCAAGCCTTTAATGGGTATGGATTTGATGAGCGCATTATTACGCTGATTGTGTTAGACCCGCCTATCATTACTACTAATGCACTACCAGATGCTACAGCTAATGAGCCGTACTATTATCAACTGACTGCGACGGGCGACGCACCGCTAAGTTGGACTGTGACTGGCTTGCCAGCAGGATTAAGTGCGAATGCATCTGGTGAAATCTCAGGCACACCGGAAGTTTTTGGTAATCACAATATTACGATCCGCGTCTCTAATGATGCTGGCAGCGTCCAAACTGTTTTAGCATTGCACATCAATGCGCCGCTACGTATCATTAAGCTTTTTCTTAATGGAAAACGAGTCGGTGCGCTATTTTATGGTGGCAAGAAATTGTCGCAAGCGTTTGTTTCTGGAAGGTTAATTTTTGGCTAGGCCAATTCAAAGGAGTAATCATGTGTAAACAAGTCGAGCTGTTCTGGGTTATCTGTACCTGTGGAAGAAGACTAGGTCGGATCAACGGTACAGCGGAATTGAAATGCCGCTACTGTAGGAAAATTTCTCTTTTTACAGCGAAGGGCAAAGATGGAGAGGCGCCTCCGAAGGATGATACCTGTACTTGCGCTTGTAAGGAAAGCCAGTGAGCTTTGATAAACTGTAGTAAGGAGATAAACATGGAAGGGCACGAGCATATGCATGAATCACATGCTGCTCCCCATGCTGGTCTTTCTGGAATGTTACATGCTCACGATGTTCATTCTAGACATGCGCACCACACTACGCATGAAAAACTTGACGATGTGGAAGATGAAGTTGAAGAACTCCGTGATGATGTAGAAGAGGCTATTCATCGAGGAAGAGAGTCTTGCCATACCTCTCATTCTGGAGTCCATAAAGTGTATGACACTCTGGCAGGCGGGAGCGGCCTTTCAGCTCTGATTGGTGGTGCCGTTGGTGGTTTTGGCGGTGGTTTATTCTCCAGCTTCTTTGACCGCGGTTTCCGTGGTGGCTGGGGTGGTGGTCACGATGGTGGCGGATGTGGTTGTGGTGGCAAGGGTTGTTCTTGCTGCTGTGAAATTCAAGGCGCCGAAACTCGCATTGAAGACCGCATTGACAGCGCCAGTTCCACTCAGCAACATTTTGATTCGATGATGATGCTAGGTGGGTTGAAAGCCGAAGTTGCCGCTGTAGGTTGGAACATCACTAACCAACTTCAACGTTCGTTCTTCGAAGCACAAATCGCCAATGACCGTAATGCTGCGGTTAATCTGGCCGCAGTCAAGGAAGCACAATACCAAGCGGTGCGTGCCACTGAGCAAGCACAATTCGCGCTGGCATTACAAGCTTCCGATATCGCATATAAGCAGCTCCAATTCTGCTGCGATCGTGACCGTTGCGACAGTGATCGCAGGCACAGCGAAGCACAAATTACCATCGTCCGGAATGAAGCCAATGCGCTTGCGGTTCAAAATCAGAATCAGCAACAGCAGCAGATGCAGCTCCTGGATGAAAGAAATAACCGTCGGCATGAAATCCTTGGGCTGCATATCAACGCCCTCGGAAATTACATGCAAAATGGTTTCCAACAAGCAACCAACGTAACGAAGTCTGTGAACTTTGGCTCCGGATCAGCGGCGACGACCAACACGCCGACACAAAACATTGCTTAACTAAAACACCGGGCGGGCAACCGCCCGGTTGGAGAAAAGAGATGAACGATCAGGTAGTCCAACAATCACCAGCAATGCCACAGATGCCTCCGCTTGGTTTTCCAAATTTTACTGGTATGCCTCTTGGGCAGCAAGATCAAATTTTGCAACAGCTACAGGCTATGAACACCCGTATGGAAAAGTTTGAGCAGGAGATTGCTCCAACAGCCAAGCGGGCGGTATCAAAGGAACAACAAGTAAGTCAGCTTGAGGCACTGGATCGTGCCAAGAAAGCAGAGGAAAAGAAACTTCGTCTCTACATGGAGTTCGGTGGAATGTTATTTCTAATTCTTGGATGGCCGATGATTATGAAGCTCGGAACTATCCATGTAGAGGAAATAGCTACTATCAAAGTTCGGTCAGAGAGTGAAGCCGAATACAACGCTGGGTTGATAAACCTAGCACAGAAAGAATTCGGGTGGTTCGCAAATACTAAAGTCGGGCAGAAGTGTTTGCAAGATTTAGTGGCAGCGTATATTGGGATGAAACAATCTCCAACTTAAAAGTATAGGAGAGCGAGATGGAAGGTCAAGTCATAAGGGATGCAAGCCAAGTAATGAGTTTTATTTGGCCTATAGTCATTGGCCTTCTTTTTTATCTTCTTAAGCAGAAAGATAAGAAGATCGAAGATACCTCTAAAGCGATTGAAGCATTACACCTTGAAATCGAAAAACGGTTCGTAGAGTATGTACCAATCTCTCGTCTTGACCGACTTGAAGATAAACTTGAAGCTTCACTTAAAGAAGTTCACGACCAGTTATTATCTATAGCTACAGCTCTTGGTAAATTACATGCCAGGAGATGTTCCGATTGATGAGGTGAATCATGATAAAGCTACCAGACATAACACTTCAGTGGCCAATTACTTGGGACGGTGTAAAGCTTATTGCTGAATCGGAAAGTTGTCGTTTGACTTCTTACCAGTGTTCCGCTGGTAGATGGACAATCGGGTGGGGTGAAACATCTGGCATAACGCAAGGGATGAAGTGGTCGCAAGCGCAAGCCGATAAAACTTTTTGCGCTTCATTGACGACCTTCACCAACGGTGTGCGAGCTTTGCTCACTGGAATGACAGATGATGCGCAGATATCTGCAATGGTCAGTCTTGCTTATAATATTGGCCTTGCTGCTTTCAAAACTTCTACTGTGCTACGAATGCATAATCAAGGAAAAACTGTTGAAGCAGCAAACGCTTTCAGCATGTTTAATAAGGTACGCAAAAATGGTGCTCTTGTAGTTGAACCCGGTCTTGTTATTCGCCGATCAAAAGAGGCCGTAGTGTATTTGTCTGGCACGTCTACTGTAGTAAATAAAGATCAAGAGCCATTACCAGATGCAGATGAAAAGTGTGATGTTCCGTTGATGAAGTCATCTTCTGCTCAATCTGGGGCAGCTGTTGCAGCAGCTGGAGTAACTGCTGGTGCTGCAGAGGTAATTAATGAACTAGCCCCTGCTATTAGTACAATTCAAGTTGTCATGAAATGGTCTATCCCAGTCTTGATTATCGTTGCCATCGTAGCCGGTAGCATAGTAATGTATCGGGCATGGAAGCGCCGACAGGATGGCACGACATGACAAAAGGAAAATTCTTTCTTCTTTTAATTGCTGCCTTGTCTCTTTTTGGTGCAGGGTTCAAAGTTGGCAGTATGAAGGTCCAAGGAGAATTCGATGCTTCCGAAAAGGTTTGGCTCAAAAAAGTTGCTGATGGAGAAAAAGAACTTCGCGAGGCCAATGAAAAGAATCGGTTAAGAGAACAAGAACTTCTTATCAAGGTAAGGCTAGCAGAAGAAAATGCTCAGGCTGCATGGAGGAATTATGAAACTGCTACTATTGGTGTTGGTGATGCTACTAACAAGCTGCTCAACGCTATCAAATCCACTTCCACCTCAGGTCAGCAATTGTCCGAATCTTCCTTCGCTGCCTGCCAGCGTCAACAGGAGCGACTATCCATTGCGCTCGGAGAATGTGGAGCAGAAGTTAGAGAGTTGGTCAGAGCTTCTGACAAACAAGAATTAGAAAGACGTACCTGCCGAGATGGGTGGTCAGAATGACAGCTCTATACCAGCTCCCTGCCTATGACTGGAAATTACGCTTCTACCAAGAAGGGGCATGGTTAGCTATGGGTGGAGCTGGACCTGCTAAAAAGAAAAAGGAAGTTTGTCTAGCCTGGCATCGACGCGCTGGTAAGGACGAAATTGGAATGCATGCTGCTATTATTAACGCATTCAATCGCGTAGGTAATTATTGGCATATGCTTCCAAAGGCTGAACAATGCCGAAGAGCCATCTGGGAAGCTATAAACCCACGTACCGGACGAGTACGTTGGAAAGATTCTTTCCCAGCCGAGCTAATTGCTCGTGTAGATAACCAAGCTATGCTTGTTCAATTCAAGAGCGGAAGCTCCTGGCAATTGCTTGGCTCAGATAATTACGATAATATTGTAGGAGCTCCGCCTGTATGGATCTTCTACTCGGAAGCCGCATTGGCGAATCCAGCGGCCTTTGGTTTTTTCCGGCCGATCTTAAAAGAGAACAAAGGAAGTGCTTGCTATGTTTCTTCGGTACGCGGTCGGAATCATTTCCACAATATTTTTACGTCACTTGTTGGGAAAGATTACGCCTACACCTCACATCTCTCAGCAACCGAAACAGATGTCTTTACACCAGAAGAGCTTGAAGAAGAAAGGCGTGCATACATCGCCCTCTACGGAAAAAGTCATGGGGAATCACTCTTCAGACAAGAATACTACTCCGACTGGGACGCCTCCAGCGTAGGTGCAGTATGGGGAGCCGAAATTGAAAAACTTAAAAGAGAAGGTCGTGCGAATATATGCAACTACGATCCTCGTTATCCAGTTCTCACTTCTTGGGATCTGGGAACGAATGATCCTACTGTTATCCTCTTTTGGCAAGAAGTTGGAACAGATATTCGAATGATCGATTGGGCTATGGATACTGCTGTAGGGATTGAATACTATGCTGAGATCCTTAAAAAGAAACCATATTTTTATATTGGTCATATCGCCCCGCATGATATAAAGAATATGGAATGGGGTTCAGGCGAGACTAGAATAATGCATGCTAAGAAGTTTGGTATTGAATTTACTCCAATACCAAGGGTTAAGGTAAAGGCAGAAGATATTGGTTATGGTGCTTCGTTATTGAACCGGTGTATCATCAATGTCCATGAACGTAGAGATGAAATTACAAGCGATTGTAAATATATTCTTGATGCTCTAACTATGTATCATTATAAATTTCATGAAGAAAGAAAAATTCTTAGTACTGAACCAGAACATGATTGGACATCTCACTTTGCTGATGCATTTATGACTATGGGTCACTATCAAGCTATGAAGCGTTCTTCAACGAACCTCGTGCCTCAGAGGTTACAAGGGGCATATAATGGGGTACCGTTAGATCCGACTTTTGGTAAATGGACTATCGATCCGAAACCAAGCTATGGCGCTCGAAGCGCACTAGGATTCTGAAATGGCTGAGAAGATCGAACTCACCGAACCGATGCTAGATGAACTAGCTGATATTGTTGTTCGCCGATATGTAGATGCTTGGAACCATAAGAATCTTACACGGGTATATAGTGAGCTTACCATTGCAGAACAACTTCGTCGTGCTGATAGACAGATCAGAAAACAATATACACCAGAACAACGTCAAGCACTCCAAGAAATTTTTGGACCGACTTGTGCTCTCAAATATGATTCGATTACCCAAGAAAAAGTTGAAGCCGTTACCGATTGGTATTCAGATCTTTTCTTAACTAGCTTAGATAAAGTATTCACTATCAAACCTACACCTGAACCGGAACTTGATGAAGCTTCAAAAGATAAAATCCGTGAAGAAATAAAGATAGCATTGTGGAAAAAGATGCAAGAGGCTGGGGTTAATGATCCGCAGTTGCTTATGCTCCCGAATGGTCAGCCCTCCCCGCAACTTAAAGGTTTTCTCGAAGAACAGATTCGTGCCTTAAGAAAGATAGAGCAGACACGAATTCTTGCCTTGGCACAGGACTCCGCAGATATTGTAGCTAATAAGATGCGTGACATTGTAGTCGAAGGAAACTTCCGGCAGAACTATAGCCAGTACAGACGGGATTGTTTTTTGTATGGTATTGGTATAATTCAGTTTCCATTCTGGCAGCGCAAAAGAGTTCTTAAGCATTCAGGTAAAAGAGGACGACCAGCACATGCAGTGAAGCCAACCTTTCGTCGAATTTCGCCGCATGATTTTTTTCCGTCACCAGAGGCAACCAGAGATATACAAACGTGTCTTGGTGTTACCGAACGTCGATTAGTCACCCGTATTGACCTGATACACATGGCTAATCAAAAAGAATATCGTGGCGAGGCGATTGCAGATCTTCTAGAAGAATATCAAATGAAGAGTCGTGGATGGCTTCCATCACAAATGGACTTTCATGACCAATGGGTCTCCTCTTACTGGGGGCCGGATGAAACAATTACGGTACTGATCCATGAGGGATATTTTACTGGTTCCGATATGGAGAAGTTAGGTATAACTGGAATAAAGACTACTGATTATGTTAATGCACGAATCGAAGTCTGCGGACGGCGTACCATCCGAGCTGAACTTCTCAAAGCTCCCTTCGGTAATGAGCGTAGCTATTATGGCGTACCTCTTTCTATTACTGGTGATGGTTTTTGGGATACCGTTGGTATTGCTGCCCGGGTAGCGGATACTGAGGCACGAATTAATGTCATCATGCACACCGCAATCGACAATATGGATTGGGCTGCGAGGCCACCGGTGATGACAGATTCAGATGCATTTAAGAATCCAAATGATGCAAAGAATATTGTACCAGGCCGACGTTATGAGGTGAACGATCAATATACCAATAATAACGTTCCTGATCCAATCCGGCCGATGAAAACGGTATCGGCTCAATATCACATGCTTATTACAGAAGCCAATGTCCTCAAGAAACGATCAGATGATGAGTCAGGTATCCCGGCGTATGCATATGGACAAGCTGAGTACGGAAGAGCGAGCCTTGGTGAGTTTGCTCAGCGGATGTCTAATGCCCTCAGAGCTGTTAAAGGCGCAGCTCGAAAAGAGGACGAATACTTCGTCGAACCTGCTTTTGAAACGCTCTTTAGATACCTTATGGAAACGGAAAAGGATCTCGCCATCGGAGCTGACCTCGAGTGCGTTGTGCGTGGTATGGCAGGCCTCCTAGAAGAATCTAAACAGCAGGTGGATAAACAAACAGCCATTCCGATTGCGGTTGAAGGAAATCAGATGGGAGTGGTTAGCGAGGATGTCGTTAAGGTCGCTTTCCGTGAAGCCCTCAAGGAATATGGTATTCCAGTGGATGCTATATCGCCAGATGACGACCCATTGGTTAATCGTGCTATGTCTCTAGCCTCTGGTGGTAGTACTCCAAATATGGGTGGCTCCGGAGCTAGTCCGATGACCACACAACAAGTTCCACAGCTTGATGCTAGAAGTACTTCTGGCGGAGCATTGAATCAAACGATGGCGTCACCCTCTGGCGCTTCTCCTGGAGTAATTTGAAATGAAAAAATTAGTGTTTAGTCCGAAATCCACCTTGAATGATAGTGTGGTTTTTATGGTCGGAAGCACGTCTCCAGTTGTAGAGGCGCGCGGGATTCCAGAAAGTGTAACTATCTACCTCGAAGTTATCTATGTTGATCCGACAAGGCCACCAATTGCTGGTCTTGAGAATCATCATCTTGGACGCATAGATGAGATCATGCGTCAATCTATCATCGGTGTTCATCGTATTCCATGCTACGATTGCAAGAACATTGAAGAAGGTTACACTATAGGGCACGTGAGAAGGGTAACCCGTCGCCAGCCTCTCATGATTGTTGATCTTCCAACAACTACCTACTACCGTTTTGTATGGGAAGGACCAGAACTTGGAGAGCATTGGGTATTCCTACATGAAGAAACCGATGCCGTTCCGATGTATGGCGATGCTACCAAGGGTTGCCCATGCATTCTTCACGAAGAAGATCCTAATTTGTGGGTCTTTAGTGGAAACATTCGTTGTAATATCGAAGATGATGTAGTAGAGTGGCAATACATCTACAACGATGGAACATCCAATCGCCAAGTGTGGTTGGTTAAAGAACCACTTACCTGGCGGGATACTGGTGTAATTCGCGAAAACGGTGAAAACCCAAGCGATGAACACTACGATATTCAACAAGTCAATAACTGCGGCGGCCTTCGTTGGCAGTCAAGACCTTGGATGTTGTGGTCTGATACCGGAAAATATCGTTCGGTATGTCCAGATACCAACCATGAATATGAAAAAGAACAAAAGAATGACTTTGGTCGCTTCCGTTGGGTACCGGTTGATTGTGTAGATTGGGTTGATACGGCGAATCAACGTGAACTCTGCGAACCAGATGATGAGATCTTTGAACAAGAACAGCGTAATCAGTTCGGTGGTACTCAATGGGTAGAAAAGACATGTATGTTCTGGACTAATACAGGACTTGTTCGTCCTGTTTGTCCTGACACCAATGACAACTACGAACTTCAGCAAGTGAATCAGTTTGGACGTTTCCGTTGGGTAGAAGTAGATTGCGTCAATTGGACTCCTACAGGAAAATATCGGGAGCTATGTCCTCAAAGCGACGACGAATATGAATTTGAGGAATCAAATCAGTATGGTGGTACGCGTTGGACAATCTTTGAATGTGGTATGGAATGGAGTGACACTGGTGTTACCCGGGAGAAGGTTGATATTACTGAGGGCGATCCAGATGAAGAGCCTCCTACCGAAGATACCTTCCTGTTCAATGATGAAATCTATGAAAAGCAACAGGTCAATCGTTTTGGGCGCTTGCGCTGGATTGATGCTGAGTATGTAGTATGGGAAGATACCGGTGAAACTCGTGAGATTATGAATTTCGTTGAAGGCGATCCAGAGGCTGTTCCGCCAACTGAAGATACCTTTGAAGAAGAGGATTACTTGTATGAGAAACAGCAGGTAAATCAGTTTGGAAGATTCCGTTGGCTCGAAGCGACCATTCCAATGCAATGGTCAGCGACAGGAAAATTCCAAACAGCTGATTCTGGAGCTGTTAAGCAGCAGCTTGTAAATCAGTTCGGGCGGTTCACTTGGGAAGTTCTTGAAACCTACATAGCTCCAGTAGCGTTTATTCCGTATGCGGCTCGTGCTGAAGAGCTTACTACAGCGATCAACGGTATGTATGATTCTGGAACAGGTGAAGTTGACTTAACAGCAACTAAGACTATTGTTAGGGTAAGTTCAGCAGTTACCGTAGAGAAAGGGTATGGATTCATTGCCGGTGATCTAACAGCTGATCCTGATGCAACTGTTCTCGTTTCACATCCTTTAACTGGTGCAGCAGACTTTGTCGCAATCTACCCAGCACCTTTACCAAACGCGACAATCGAGGTGTATGATTCTCTTGTAGATCCACACGCACCACCAGTGTTGCTAGGCTATGCAAGGAATAATCCACTTGGTATTTTGTAAGTCCCTCTTGCCATGGGATTTTGCAATCGGTATAATCGCCTTACATAAGGAGGTCTATCATGGCATCGTTTAATGGCTTTTCCGGGAACTTTAAGTTCGGATCAGGGGCGACTGCCGTCCATGTTACGCCTGTAAAGTTTACTCCGAAGGTTACCTCTGGTAGTACAGCTCCCAGTCGTGGACCAAATCCTATTACCTCGCCTCTCAAAGTTTCTGGTCAGTGTAGGAACTGCGGTGGCAGATAATTTTACTCATCTCGAGGATGATCAGGTTCTTAAGTTGTTGACCGAAGAGATCGGTCGCAACCCGAGGCTCCAAGATTTACTCCTCGAGCATTGCAACCGGCTAAAGATGCATGTCGTTGAAACGATGTCTAAGCTTAGACCACCAGTGGATCACTCCTATGTAGAGCGAAACCTTGGTGTGATGAATATGCTAGACCGCCTCTTAAACATAGCCAAATCTAATCAGCCAAACTAGGAGACTACAATGCCTGATCCGTTACCCGCCTCGGTTACAGGTCAACAGACGCCACCCGCTGCTGCGCCGGCTTCCCTTACACCTGAGCAGATTCGTATTCAGCAACTCGAACAACAACTGGCCGCTGCAAATGGGCGTGTAGCTCCAATGCAGCAACAGTTGGCAGCGTCACAACAAGCGCTAGCAGAAGCAAAGCGCATCCAAGACCAACGCGATCTTGAGTTTGGTAAGCGGATTTCATCTTTGGAAGGAACGCTGCAACGGACAACCTCTGTAGCATTTGATCCTCTCAAGGCATTGACTCCTGAGGAAGCTGCAATCCTCGACCCGGAACAACAAGCCGTATTCGCCAAGATGTTGGCTTCTGTTGCACAAGCTGTACCTGCGGTAGCTGAGCAACAGACCAAGCAGATGTTTGAACAGTTTTCCGCCGAATATGCTGAACGGGATCGGCAGAGTTATCTAAACTATATGTTGAATGATCCTACTAGGGGTCTATCGGATGTTCCGACACTTATGAACGATCCGAAATTCAATACCTGGCTTAATACAACTGACGAAGGTCAGCTTGCTGAGCTTGCTCTACGCAATCTGGCCTCTGCACCAAAGCAAGATATGGATAGGTTGGCAAAAATCGCAAGGCGAGTTCTCCAACCTTACCAGCAAACTCAGACTCCACCAGCACAACCCGGAGTGGACTTACAATCGCGTCTCGCGAGCGCAGCTCAGAGACAACCAACCGAGATTGACCAGACCAAAATAAATGAGATGGCTGCTCGAGCAGAACAGTTGGCACGTTCCCGCAACCCTGCTGATCGGCAAGAGTCTGCAAGGCTCATAGCTGAGATGCGTAAATTTCAACCTAAGAGGTAACTCGAAATGGCTGGATGGAAGGTTGCCGCTGCTGGCTATGCCCAAGTAGACGGCTATTTTACTCCCCCGATTTTGACCAGTGCGATCTCGTATGCGTACCACCAATGCGCTATCACTCCGCATCTGGCAAAATCTAATTTTCTCGGTGACCAAGAACTCTTTTGCGGTTCCCGGGCAATCTTCGGTCGCGAGACTGACATTGAATGGTTCGGCTTCGGTACGGACAACAATGAAGACCCGCCGGTAACTCCTGGTCCAAGCGTTGATCCCGACGCTATCACGATTTGCCAGCTGAGCAAGTTCCAGATCAAGCTATCCGATCGGGATCGTATGCTAATGTGCAATCATTAC